ATCTCCCAATTATCTCCCAAATTAAAAACCAGTAACTCACCATTTTTATAAGCCTCCGCAAACTCAAACAGTGCTTGATCTAGCAGTCTATAGTATTCACTGGAAGAATATCCTAGAGCGGGATAGATTTCCTTGTCTTGCTTAAAACGTAATCGACAATACCGCTCAATTAAAATTTGCGACAAATTAGCGTCTGATAGTCTGTTGATAGCTTCTGCGATATGTTCTAGTTCTTGCTGTGCACTTACCCGTCTTAATACCATGTTTTCAGTTTGTTTACTTGGGGAAGCAGGGGCGCTCTTCGGCTCTAGCGAAAAAGTAGCGGTCACTTTCGGACTGTACTCTTCCCCAGCGATGCGCAAATAATTTCTGTACCGCTTAAGCGTTCGGTTGGCATTCTCTTTTGTTTTGTTTTTTAATAACTCACTGAAAAACATTATCCCTCCTAAAGTGTGTCCAGCAATTGTTGTTGTAGTTTAATTTTCTTGTATCTCTTGCGTAGCTTAAATGTTGAATCATTCATAATTGCCTCACTGTGCCGGTTGAAAAACTCCTCGATCATTCGCTCATGGTTGCCGTTGCTTACCTCCTTCATCTTTAAGAGGTTATATAAGATAGCTGGCTCTATGTACCCTTCGAATTGCAACACGTTTGAAACCGACGGTATCTTATTCTTTCTCTTGTACGCATAAAATTGGTT